ACAGGTTTATTGGGAACAGGAAACCAAACTCTTAACGAGTTTAATAATTCAAATACAGCAGAAAATATAACTTTTACAGGGAGTGGGACTAAAAAAAGATATTTAAGATTACCTAAAAATGCTAATGTTACAAGTGCTTATTTAAATATAAGTGGTATTTATAATAAAAATGCTTCTGATTGTTATCAAGAATCTGCAAATATTTCTACATCTTGTGGTGGATTAGCAACAGGAAGTTATTTATGTGATTCAGGTGGGTGGCATAATCCTTGTTCAAATTCTTTTGATGCCGATTGGAATACTTTTGCTGATGTTGTAAGTCCAGCAACTTATCATTATAATACAAAATATGTATATATTAATTATACAAAACCAACTCAATCATCATCTGCAAAAATAAAATATTCTATCTATGAATTAGGTAATTTAACAAAAGATATTCCTTCTTCTTGTTTTTTAAAATATAGAGATAAAGTAAGATTAAAGTTAGTATCCTCTAGATATAGTGGAATTTATGGATTCGTATATAGAGGTTCAGGGATATATTGTTATGGAGATAGTGGATGGGTTAAAATTGATTGGACAGGTTATATTTGGAGTCCAACTACAGGTGATAGATTATATGAAGAAGGAATATATTGGAAATGGGGTAATATCACAAATCCACATATAGATATAGCAGATTCAGGTGGGGTGTATGAATGGAATTATACTGGTTTTTATAATATATCTGAAATAGCAGATTTAAATGCTACTTTGATAAATGAATATCTTTCTACTTGTTCAGCAGACAGTGAAGGATATTGTAATGTGCCTATTCTGTTTTACTCAGGTTCAGAAGGGAATTTAGAAATATCCAATATTGAAATAAATTATACTTTTATAATAGACAAAACAAGAGACCTAAATGCAACAGTAATTAATAATTATCTCAACTCTCAATCAAATGGTTTTCACAATGTACCAATTAAAATTAGTTCCAAAACAAATACAACAATTCAGGTAGATAACATAAACATTACTTATTTTGGAAGTGATAATATAAGTGTAACCGCTCATTTTGATGGAGACGGGACTTATTCTGCCAGTAATGATACTCAAATTGTGATGGTTCAGTATTCAGATTTTGAAATTAGTTTACCTTCATATTATCCTTCAGACGATTTAGTATGGATGCCTTCAGGACTTTCAAGTAAAAATGTAACCCCTTGGATGCAGACAAGCAGTATTCCTGCTTATAATATTACACATTTAAATTATGACCAAAATATGAATATTTCAATAAGATTAAATGAATCTCTAAACAGTTGCATAAATATAACTGTTTCAAATAACAGCAGTAAATCGAATGGTTTTATTTTGAATACTTCTTATCAAGATGTTTCAACAAATATTTCTTTTGGAAGTTATTCGAGTATGTTTTTCTGGGCAGATTTACAAAGTTGTAATCGCAGTGCTTATGCATATTTTTATCCTACATTCTATTTGAGGGGATGTTGTAGTAACTGTGTTAAATGTAATTAATTATGTTATTTAGCGAGATTCCAAAAGGGAGTATTAGGGAAAAAATAAAACAAACATTTGAAAGAGCAAAAGAAATAGGAGATTGCGATATTTTTACAGAATTTAAAAAAGATTTTCCAGAGATTACAATTATGCTTAGAGAGTTTGAACCTCTTTTTTTGGATATGTTAAAAAAAGGTGAAATTAAATTATGAAAACATTTACTCAATTTTGTAAAGAGAAAAAATTTGAGATGGAGGGAGGATTTATTCAAATTCATATACAAGTTTTTACAATTTGGAAATTATATTTAAGGGAACTTGCTTGGAGGTTCTATCTGAAAGGCTATTAAAATGACAGTAACTGCATTACAATCTAAGAAAGGGGTAATTTTTTTACCTCACCCCCATAAGAGACCAGTATGTTCTATAAAAATAAATAACATAGAATATAAAACAGAATTACTTAGTTATACAATAAACAGATATTCAGCAAGAGCAGTTTCTTCAGCAGATATAATAATTCAAAATTTTAGAGGACAAAATACAAACAAATTCAGCGAAGGACAAATAGTTGAAGTTTATACAGATTATTCAGATGGTTCAAATAAAATTTTTGAGGGAAAAATAAATAAAATTGAATTTAGAAATCACCCTCACACTATTTACTTAAAAGCAAATGACTATGGGCAAGATGCAATAAATCGTATTGTAAACAAAGAGTATTCTACACCAACACCAATTTCAACAATATTTAAAGAATTAATTTCAAATTATCTTCCATCACATACAACAAATAATGTAAATACTTTGTCTACTGAAATTACAATTGGGTGGAGTGGGAAAAAACTTTGGAATTGTCTTCAAGATTTAGCTAAACTAAGTGGAGATACATATACTTTTTATTGTGATTTTAACAAAGATTGGCATTTCTTTGAAAAAACCAGTGTAACTTCTACTCTTGAGGCTTTGACCTATACAAGAAATTTAAAGAAAATTACTCCTTTATCTGGTATCTCAGATGTAAAAAACAAAATAACTGTATTTGGAAAAGACATAGAAGGACTTCCTCTTTTTTATTCAAAAACCACAGGATATGGGGGAGATGCTTCAGACATAGTTATTAAAGATTCTAATCTAACTACTTTAGATATGGTCAAAGATAAAGTTGATAAATTAATTTTAAGTTATCAAAATCTTGAAATAAAAGGAAAAGGAGTGGCTTTAGGAATGCCTGATTTAAATCCTTCAGACAAAGTTTATATTTTTGCTCCTTATCAAAATATTCAAGGATGGTATCTTATTCCAAATTTTACTCATACTCTTTCAAGACATAGGTTTGAAACAAAGTTTGAATTTCAAGAAGAAAAAAAAGAAATATCTGACTTAGTTTCATTTTTAGAAGAAAGAAAAAAAATAGAACAAAACATCTCAGATATACCAAATGAATTTGATTTAGACAGTTCAATTGTAATGGATTTTGATGATTCAATTTATATAGATTCAAGTAGTTCAAAAGTAGAATCTCTTGATAATTATCTTCAACTTAAATCAGGTGAGAGTTCAGGAACATTTATTTCTACAACCCAGACTGTAGACAGTAATGTAGATTCATTTTGTTTAAGAGTTAATGGAGATGCATTAACAGGAATGGTTTTTAAAGTGAGTGTAGACAATGGAGTTAGTTTTCAAACTGTAGATTTAAATACTCTTTATTCTGCGACTTCAGAAGGTAATAAAATAGTAATTAAGATAGATTTTACATCTTTAACCCAGAAAATAAAAGGAATTTCAATAGAATACAAATTATAAAATATATTTAAATATATATTATATTATGTTATCTTTTTTCAAATCTTTTAAAAAGTTTCGGGAAAAATACCCTGACTTTGGAGGAAAAGGCCCGTTCAAAAGACATTATAAAAAAATACGGGTGAGAAAGGGGGAAGATATTGAAAATTTTATAATAAAATGTTTATTAGCAAGACAATTATCTAATCAAAAAAAATCTTTTGTATGTGATATAAAAATATCTAATGAAACAGTTGATATATATGATATAGAAGAAGAAAAAAAATATATAGTTTCTAATTATAAAATTCCTGAAGAAATTAAATCAAGCATTATTAAACTAAATAAATTTCTTGAAAATATCTAATGTCTTTTTATTTTTATTTCTCCATAATTTCTTTTTAAATATTTAAATAGACAATCTGAGCAAACTCTTATATTCATTTCAAAAAGATGTACAAATTTTCTTTTGCATAAATAACAAACTCCGTTATAATTTAATTTTTCTTTGAAATGTATTTTTTCATTAACTGTATTGCGTTCATATATTTTTCTTGCACAGGTAGGACATAAATCTACTAAAACAGGACTTACTCTTTCTTTTTCTTGGTCGCAAAGCATACAATTTCCTGAAGGTATTGGTTTTACTCCAATTATATTTTTTTTATGTTGAGGATACCAAATATCTCTTAGATAACTATCTGATTCTCTAAATTCTCTAAGTTCTTTTGTTTCTCTCAAACTATCTCTAAAATCTCTATATGACATATATATATTTATAAAATAATTATGATAGACGGGTATAAGACATATATAATAGGTTTGGCGGCAATCATAACAGGACTTGCATTAATTTCACAAGGTTTTCAAGTAGATGGAACAAACCTAATTATTATAGGTCTTGGATTTATGGGGCTGAAATCAGCAATTAAAAAACTAGAATAGATTTTTAGATATTCTAAAAATTATAACAATATATAGAGAAGTATTTATAATAATATTTGTAAGTTAATTTAAGGAAAGCGACACACCGCTTTGATGATATGAGAAGCACTTTTTTTAGAAAAATGGTAGAAAGATATATGAAATGGAGTTTAGAGTTTAATGCAAGTGATGAAAGAGCACATACTATAAAACTATTAGTGAAAAGTCTGGTTATTGATAAGGAATCAGTTGTTTTGAAAGAATTGGTAGAAAATGAGTGAAGAAATAAAATATAGAGTTTGGGATAAAATAGATAAAAAAATGTTAACAGTCAGAGCATTACAATTTGACAAATTAAGCAAAGGCAACAAATTAATAACTATACTTGCAGATAGTGAAGATAATAAATTTACAAAAGCTTTTACAAATGAAAAATATAGCTATGAACACAAAGATATAATTACCGTTCCCTTTGAAAATTGTAGTGGATTAATACAATTTACTGGATTAAAAGATAAGAATGGAGTTGAGATTTATGAGGAAGATAAGATTAAAATATGGTAAATATGAAAAATTGGAAGGATATAGTAATAGATTCCAAAGACCCAATAGCAAGAGATTTTGAGGTGAGATACAAAGGAAAAAAGATATTGGCAAAAACAATACTTGTTATTTTAGATTTGGATAAAAAAGAATTTGTAGAGATAGAATGAAAATAATGTTAAGAATAAGGAAGAAAATGAGTGAAGAAAAAATAGAATTGGTAAAAGAATATTTACATCGAATAGATTTAAAATGTGGAGAAGATATATTTCAAAGTGATAAAATTTCTTCTGAAGTTTCTTACATTCTTGACAAAGTTTTGACTATTCTTTTTGGAGAAGATTATAATTTATTAGAGGAATAAAACGAAAAAGAAATTAGAGAATATGAGTAGAGAAATTAAATTAATTGATAGGAAAGGAATATTAGAAGATTGTAAGAAAAAACCTTTCAAATTAATATTTACTATGTTAGGGGATTATGATGGTTTAGATTTTGTTTTTAAAACAGAAGTGGAAGCAAAGAGGAAATTAAAAGCACTGGTAAAAAAATATAAAGAAGATATTAAATTTTTTGGTGGTTATCACGCAGAAATTCTGAAAAGACTTGAGATAGAAAGTAAAGAGGTGAAAGAAAATGAATAGAAAAATTAAATTTAGAATTATGAAATGTAATTATTGTGGGAAAGAATATGATAAAAAAGAAATCCGTAGAATCTATGGTAAAGATAGTATGGTTGATTTGGGTGGTTTTTGTTCAGCAGGATGTTACACTGCATTCATATTGAAACTGGAAAAGAAAGAACTATGATAAAAAATTTCACAACAGGAAAAACAAAATTTGTTAGATATAGGATAATATCTCCTGATGGTAGATTTAATAGTGATTGGAAAGAAGGAGGAATTGATTTGAAAACTATAATGTTTGAAGCCAAAAAATATCCTAAAGAAATGATTATTGAAATTTTTGATAGTGTTAAAGAAAAGTATTTATGGTGAAAGAAAATGAATAGATTAATTAAATTTAGAGGGAAGACAAAAGGTTCTAAATTATGGGTGTATGGATATTACTATACCAAACAAAATAAACATTTTATTTTAGATTCTAAAGGTCATTCTTGGAATGTATACAAAAAAAGTATAGGTCAATTCACAGGCTTAATAGATGAAAATGGAGTTGAGATTTATGAAGGAGATAAGATTAAAATATGGAGTAAATATGATAAAGAAAGATATGATATTGGAGAAGTCTTTTATCACAACAGGTTTGCTGAATTTGGGGTAAGAGGAACAAATAGTTTAGGTTATTGGTTTTTACATCAGTACAATATTGAAGTTATAGGAAATATTTTTGAGAGTGAGGTGGAAAAACAAAAATAAAAAATTAAAAATAAAACATGGTAAGCGATTTTAACATTGAATGTAAAAAATGTAGGAGTATAGATTGTGAAATAATTACTAACTTTATTTATGATTATGTGGAAATGAGGAATTTATATATTAAAAATGTCTTAGAAAAGATATAATAATGAAGACACAGATAAGGATTGGGTGTATAAATAACAAAACCAGAAACAAAATAATTAAAGATAAATTAGATAGTTTAAGTATATTATGAGAATGAAAAAAATAAGGAGATTGGGTATAAGACCTATATCTCAATTTGAATTAGAAGGTATTATGTTTAAAAAACTTGGAGAAGAACGTTTAAATAAGGAAAAATTAGAAATAAAATTTAGAAGAAAATGGGTTGAATAATTATGGCAATAAATAAATCTTCAGGGAATATGTATGATTGGACTAATACTTGGAATCCTATTGGTGGATTTTGTAAATACAACTGTATTTATTGTTATGGTAAAAAAGGGAGATTAGCAAAGTTAAAAAAATATCAGGGAGAACCACGATTAATTGAAAAAGAATTAAAAGTTTTAAAAAGTGATAAAATTATTTTTGTAGGTTCTATGACAGATATTTTTGGAGAGTGGATTCCTTCCGAAATTATTAGAAAAGTTTTAGAGCATTGCAGAAAGTTTCCTGAAAATACTTATTTATTTCAAAGCAAGAATCCTAAAAGATTTTTTGAGTTTATAGATGAGTTTCCTGAAAAATGTATTTTAGGTTCAACAATTGAAACAAATAGAATATATGCTTCCATTTCAAAAGCACCGAGTGTTTCTATTAGAATTTATATGATGCAAAAAATCCCTGAAAATTTTGAGACTATGATTAGCATTGAGCCAATTATGGATTTAGATGTTAATGCTTTAATATACGATATTAGAAAAATTAATCCGAAATTTGTGAGTATTGGAGCAGATTCAAAAAATTCAAACCTGCCAGAACCAAATCCAGAAAAAACAAGAGAATTAATAAAAGAGCTAAATAAATTTACAAAGGTCAAAATTAAATCAAATTTAAATAGAATATTAAATAGGGTAAAATAAAATGAATAGAGAAATAAAATTAATTGATAGGAAAGGAATATTAGAAGATTGTAAGAAAAAACCTTTCAAATTAATATTTACTATGTTAGGGGATTATGATGGTTTAGATTTTGTTTTTAAAACAGAAGTAGAAGCAAAGAGGAAATTAAAAGCACTGGTAAAAAAATATAAAGAAGATATTAAATTTTTTGATGGTTATCACGCAGAAATTCTGAAAAGACTTGAGATAGAAAGTAAAGAGATGAAAGAAAATGAATAAAGAAATATCAATCATGGATAAATTAAGAGAAAAAAGGGAGAAAGATGAAGAGAAAGGTATTTTTGTGTGTCCTTACTGTAATGGAACAGGCAAAGAAACTAATTCATATAAAGGACATACTGAAATAGAAGATTGTATATTTTGCGATGGAAGAGGTAAGCTTATTATTCCAGAAGTGATTATTGAGAAGATTAAACGAAAGGAAAGAGAAAAGTTATTAAAAAAACAACTTGATATACTTGAGAGTTGTGGAAGATGTTCAAATGATGAAGTGAAAATGTCAGTGAAGTATTTTTCTGAGATGTTAGTTAGACCTGCTTTTGGTGATAGTGAGATTCATTACGAAAAAGTATTTAATGTATTAGATGAAGTTATAAAGAAGAGGGTGGAAAGAAAATGAAAGTAAAAATAAGAAATAGATGGACTGGTAAAATAATAATTGAAGGGGAATATGAAAGTTTGAAAGAAGCAATAGAACAAAACAAAGGAGTAAGTCTTTCTGGAGCAGACCTTTCTAGAGTAAATCTTTCAGGAGTTAATCTTATAAAAACGAATTTTTCAGGAGCAGACCTTTCATGGACAAATTTCTCAAAGTCTAAAATTTCAAAATCTACTTTTGTGGGGGCTATAATTTCAAATGTGGATTTTTCAGAATCTACTATTTCAAATGTAAATTTTTCAGAGGCTATTCTTTGGAAATCTAATTTCTCAAAGTCTAAGATTTTGAAATGTATTTTTGCAGGAGCGAATTTTGCAGGAGTAAATGTTTTAAAATCTATTATTTCAAATGTAGATTTCTCAAAGGCTAATATATATAGAGTGGATTTTTCAGAGGCTATTTTTAAAGTAGATAGTCCTTTAGGAAAATCTTTTTCAGAAATTAGAATTAACAAATCTCAAATAATGGATATTATAAACAGTTTAAATATTAAAATTGTAAAGAAAAATGAATAAAGAAAAGTTTGGGGTGAAAGAAGATGAATAGAAGCACTAAAGAAACATATATTAATGTAATAATTCTTAATATGTTGGAAAGATTGCTTGAGATAGAAGACATAGATGACTTTATTATACAAACACTTGAAGATTTTGAGTTAAGGGAGCACATTGATAAGTATGCTGAAATCATTGACATTGATTTGCTTAAAAAATTTATAACAAAATATTTTGAAAATGAGTGAAAAACCTTTAAATTTGGATACAAGCGAAAATCAAGTTATTGATTTGTTTGTAAAGAGTTGGAGAGCCAAATCATCAGATGAATGTAGTTATCCTTTTACTGAACAGAATAATTGGACAGGAACAGCAGTTATGGAATTTATGTTATTTACTTTAAGAGAAGTCAAACAACGAATTAGGAAAGCGTGTGAGTTTTATTTGAAATATAAAGACGAGCCAAAATTGTTGAAAAAAGAATTCCCAGAACAATTAAAAGCGGACAAAAAGAAATTTGGAGCAGAAGACATCTTGGATAATTTCTTAACCGTAATCAATGATAAGATAACTTCTTTTGATGGATTTGGAATAGAAACTTACAAGCGAAAATACAACGAATGGCTTTTCAAACTTGCTTTTAGAGGTGTTTTTAAAGAGGTGAAAGAAAAATGAGTGAAAAAAAGAAGAGTTTGGATAATAAGATTGGTGATTTTATTGTATTTTCAGTAATCTACGTTTGTTTAATGAGTATTCCTCTTACTTTGGCTATGATAGGGAGTAAATATAGGGACTTAATGGATGTTTATATGGAAATAGGTGTTTTAATGTCTATATTTGGGATTTTTCTTATTGTGATGTATATTTTTGGATGTATCACAAATTTTTTAAAGAGGTGAGAGAAAATGAGTGAAGAAATTAAAAATACAGAATTAACCGAATTTTACTATCAAATTAAGGGAAAAGCAGGAGTAGATAATCAAAGTTTAAGTTGTTGGGCATTCCCGCCAATCTTCTCAGGTAAGGTTTCTGCTAAGAACAAAGCACAAGCTAAAGAAATAATAGAAAAAGAATATCACAAAAAGTTTTCTTTGAGAGTACTGCGTAAAGACCTAGACAACAACGAATTTCTTTTAAAAATAGAGGATATGACAGACAATGATTATTTGAAGAGTTTATTTGAAGAAAGAGAATGTATTGAATGTAAGATGAAGTTTAGGAGGATAGACCTTTATAATAATGCCAATGAAGTTTATAAGGGTGATAAGTTTTGTTCTGATTCATGCAAACAGATTTATTATGAAAGAGAGAGGGCAGAAAATTTTGAACAAAATCAAGGTTTTTATGATTCAATACCCGTAATATATAGAATAACAAACAAAAACAATAACAAAATATATATAGGTCAAACAACACAATCCTTTACTCTTAGATGGTGGCAACATATAAAGTGGGGTAAATCTGACTGTAAATTTCATAAAGCTATGAGAAAAAGCAAAATAACAGACTGGATTTTTGAAGTAATTGAAGTGGTAAAAGATAAGAGTAAACTGGATGAGAGAGAATCATATTATATTAAGCATTACAATTCTATAAAAAAAGGATATAATACTTTAAATGTAAATAAAGAAAATAAAGAAAAGTTTGGGGTGAAAGAAAATGAATGAAGAATTTGTAGTAAATCAAGAAGAATATAATGAAACTATGGATATTTTAGAACGAGAAAAACCAAACAAAGAACAAATTCTAAAATTATTAGAACACATTAAATTAGATGTTCTGATT